CAGACGGAACAAAGATTCCTAAGAATTTGCCGCCCAAGTATTCATTGGCAAAGGGAAATGAAAAATGTTCCAACTGTGAATACTACATGCCCAAGACAAAGAATTGTACCAAGTGGGATGCAATAGTTCGCCCCGCATACTGGTGTGCGAAGTGGGAGCCCAAGGAAGCTGAATGAAAGAAAAGATGATTGCAGCACACATGGCAGTTGCAGAGACCTATGCTAAGCTTTCCTCTGCTAGGCGGTTACAGGTAGGTGCAATAATAGTCAAGGATGATAGAATAATTTCGATTGGTTATAATGGCATGCCTCATGGGTGGGATAATAATTGTGAGGATGAAGTAGAAGATGTTGAACGGGCATTCATAGAACAAGGTGGTCCTGGAATGCCCGTTAGCGTTACTAAATTGAAAACCAAACCCGAGGTACTACATGCTGAAACGAATGCAATCGCTAAGTTGGCAAAATCTACTGAATCTGGCAACGGTGCTACTATTTTTATCACTCATGCCCCTTGCTTGGATTGTGCAAAACTGGTATATCAGTCTGGCATCAATTCCGTTTATTATCGGAACAGTTATCGTAACGATAAGGGCATACAATTCTTGGAAACATGCAACATTGAAGTGAGGAAAATATGAATAAAAAAGTGGGTTTTACGGCAAGTTCTTTTGATCTTTTCCACGCAGGTCACGTGGTCATGTTGGAAGAAGCAAAACGCCAGTGTGACTATCTTATCGTAGGCATTCAAACGGATCCTACTATCGATAGACCTTCAACTAAAAACAGACCCATTCAAAGTATTGTAGAAAGACAAATTCAAGTCAAGGCATGTAAGTATGTCGATGAGGTTGTCATCTACAGTACAGAGAAAGAGCTAGAGGACCTTCTCAAGACGCTACCCATCGATGTGAGAATCCTTGGGATTGAATATAGCGAATCTGACTTTACGGGCAAACAAATCTGTCTCGACAGAGGCATTCGTATGTATTATAATAGCAGGGATCACTCATTCAGCAGTTCAGACTTGAGACAACGAGTGTACCTTGCAGAGAAAGCAAAAAGGGAACCAGTATGTCATACAGAAAGTTTGAATGCGTCGAATGTGATGCAATCTTTAAGGTAAAGCATGAGATGGATTCGCAGTACTATGAGGTGATGTTCTGTCCGTTTTGCGGAGCAGGCATTGACAATGAAGAGGAGGATGATGAGGATGATACATATTGATTTAGTGAGTCAATATGTGGTTATACCAAGGCAAGGAATTTTCAGAGCCCATTGATAAATTAGTAGGTTTTGTTTACATCATACATTGCTTAGCCAATGGTAGGAAATACATTGGCAAGAAATCGTTTTGGTCAACGAAGCGCAAACAAGTCAAGGGCAAGTCAAAGCGAATAAAGGTAGAGTCAGATTGGCGCACCTACTGGTCATCATCAGATGAACTGAAGGCAGATGTCTTGAAGCTTGGAGAGGATGCCTTTCAACGGGAGATCATTCATCTCTGTGTAGGAAAGGGAGAGCTGTCATATCTTGAGGCGCGTGAGCAGTTTGATCGCCGGGTTCTAGAACAGCCCTCTGCCTGGTATAACTCCTGGATTATGGTCAGAGTCAACGGATCTCACCTAAAAACCCTCCGAAAATAGTGTTGTTTTTCTGCAACACACAGGGAAAACTTTTCTTGACACTATCGCTAGTTACTGTATAATAGATAGTGTTGAGTGATTGATTGGAGTGAAGATGGGCTTTCGAGTTATCAATGTTTCCCCTGAGTTCCGTGAGAAGTTTGTTGAGCGGCAGGGTCTTGAAGGTCCTTTCTTCTATGATGGCAATCGGGTTCTGTATTACAGCCCCCGTGAAGGTCAGTACTACAATCCGTCCTCGGATATGTTTCTGACCTATGAAGAATATGTTGAATTCACTGGAGTCTGAGATGTCTGATTTTCTGCGCTATGGTGATATGACCCCCCAGCAGCAAAAAGAAGTTCGCATGTACGGCGCGACCGTCGAAAATATGCGGCAGGCAGTCGAAGAAAGCCTGACCTATCGTTTTGCGGGTCCTGCCATGTACGCTGCAAGTCTGATGAGCGACTGCCAAGAAATGCTGGCACACGACAATGGCGGTTCCTATGACTTTATGATCGTGGAAGATGTGCGCCAGATGCTGAATCGCGCTAAGTGGATTCTAAGCACCTATTGCATGGTAAAATAGTGTTGTTTTTCTGCAACACCTGTGGATAACTTCTGCTTGACATTCTATCCAGATCCTGTATAATGTAAGCATGAATCGAAAAAAGCGCTCCGACAGAAACCACGTGATCTACCAACTGACCAACATTGTCAACGGTAGCACCTATATCGGCATCACCGCTGCAATCGGTCAAGCAAAGCTACGTGCCGTCAAGGTTCGCTGGCAAAAGCATGTCCGCCGTGCTCTGACGGAAGGCCTCGATTGGAAACTTTGCAAGGAAATCCGCAAGTTCGGTCCCGAGTCCTTCACGTATCAGGTGGTCGAGGTTGTTCGGGGTAAAGCAGAAGTCCATGCCCGTGAGCGTGAACTTATTGCGCTTCTTTCCCCTAAACTTAATACCCAGTGAGATAAAATGAGCCGCTACCCAAATATGTCCTATTGTATGTGTGAAAACACGCTGCTGGCAATGCAACAAGTCTTGTCTGCCATGGAAGACAATGGGCCTGATTTTTTGAAAAATCTGTCAAGGCAAGAACGCCGCTCCTTCCAGGAACTTTTTAATGCCTGTGAGGCCTTTATTCGGGCAGCGGAAGAAAGCGAAGATGAAATTGATCTTTCTGATTCTTGTTATGCATAGGAGATAATATGCAGTATACTTTATGGAGTGAATGGAGCCCGAAAGAGCAGGATCGCTTTCGGGAATGGTTGACAGGTATTCTGAAAACTGATATTGTTGAGATTGTTTTCACCAAGCAGGATGGAAGTGAGCGTGTGATGAATGCGACACTTCAGGAAGATCGCATTCCTGTAGTTGAGAACAAAACAACCCGAACCCGTGCGCCTAATCCCGATGTTGTATCAGTAGTCGATGCTGATCTGGGTCAATGGCGTAGCATTCGATACGATAGTATCAACAGCATTAAGGTGACCTTTGAGTAAAGTAATTGTAAATCCCGAACCCATTGCCGCAGATATCATTGCGGATAATGACACCTACAATATCAATCTGATTACTGCATTCAATTGGTACAATGCCGAGAAGGATAAGAAGGACGCTCGAAAGTATCTCGAGGACTATTGTAAGCGTGTAGGGATTTCTTTATCTGGTGTGACCGATTCGGACATTCGACTCACAATGGGATGGGTTGCACGACTCGCAGTCAAGGGTGCTAAACTTTCTGATCAGCACATTCAGGAACTGAATAGCTACCTTTCTGCATTGAAACCTGTTCAGCGTGTGCAGGTCGTTGCTGTTCCTCGAGTGTCTATTCAGGAGGCGACACAAAATCGCATTAGTTCCTACCTGGGCGAACTCGAGGGCGTGGTCGATGAAATTGCTAAGAATCCCAAGAGTGCGTTTTCTTTACTTGATGATCTGAAAAAGAATCAGCTGCCCCAAACCGTAGGAGCGGACATTGACCGTTGGGCAAAGGGCAAAATCACAGAACTAATCGCTGCCTATGAGGGTAAGGATAAGGATCTCGCTGAGGCCTATTCGAATTTCAAGAAGAAGGATCTGCTTGCATTCATCAAGAAGCTAGCAACCTTTATCGAGGATGCAGAGAAGTATTCTGCATTCAAGAAGGCAAATCGAAAGCCCCGTGAGAAGAAAGTCAAACCCGCAGGACAGCAAGTCAAGGCCTTGAAGTACAAAGTCAAGGATGAGGATCTGAAGATTAGTTCAGTCTCTGCATCTGACATTGTGGGCGCCCAGCAGGTTTGGGTATTCAATACCAAGACACGTAAACTGTCCGTGTACCGTACAGATAGCGCACTGGGCATTCAAGTCAAGGGTTCTACCTTACAGAATTATGATCCTGAGGCATCTGTGCAAAAGACTCTGCGTAAACCTGCCGAACAGCTAAAGGATCTTCTTGCAGCAGGCAAAGTGCAACTTCGAAAGTTTATGGATAACATCAAGGCAGTCGACACTACCCCCACGGGGCGTATCAATGCCGATACACTAATTATTAGGACCGTGAAATGATTGTCATTGATTACAACCAGACAGCTATCTCCAATCTGATGGCTGAGATGGGAGGTCGCAAGGATATCGATATCAACCTGCCGCTTATTCGGCATATGATTCTAAATTCGATTCGAGGTTACAAGCAGAAGTTCGGCGCCAAGTATGGTGATCTGGTCATTGCCTGTGATAATCGAAAGTATTGGCGGCGAGATTACTTTCCTCACTATAAGGCAAATCGCAAGAAAGATAGGGATGCCTCGGGATATGACTGGAAAGCAATCTTCGAAGCATTGTCAACGGTTCGAGAAGAACTTGACAAAATCTTCCCATATCCTGTCATCAATGTAGAGGGTGCGGAGGCAGATGATGTTATCGCTGTTCTTGCAGAGTGGACACAAACCAACGACCTTTCTGTGGGTATGTTCGAAGAACCCAAACCGTTCCTGGTTGTGTCAGGTGACCACGACTTCATTCAGTTGCAGAAGTATTCAAACGTCAGCCAGTATAGCCCCATTCACAAGAAGATGATTAAACCTGAGCGTAAGCCAGAGGATTATGTTCTGGAGCACATTATCCGCGGTGACTCGGGTGATGGTGTTCCCAATGTGCTGTCTGATGACACCTGCCTAGTTGAAGGTCGCAGGCAAAAACCTGTATCAACAAAGAAGCTTGAGGAATGGGTCAAGGATCGCAGTAAGCTTCCCAATGATGCCGAGTTCACCACACGCTATGAGCGCAATAAACTATTGGTCGATCTGAGCATGATTCCCACATCGGTTAAGTATGATGTTATAAATACGTATGTGAGTCAACCCAAGAAAGATCGTAGTCAACTAATGAATTACTTCATGCAAAATAAAATGAAACAGATGCTTGAGGTGATGGGAGAATTTTAATGCGCTTACTTATTCCAGAAATTTTTGATCGTGTGCAGAAGGCAACAACCGTAGAACAGCGCAAAGCTATTCTGTTGCAAAACAACACGCCTGTCTTGCAAGATGTTCTAAAGATCAATTTTCATCCCGCTGTAAAACTTAATCTGCCTGAGGGTGCACCGCCCTTCAAGCGTGATAAGGCAGTGCCTACGGGCCTTGCAGAAACAAATCTCTATCGAGAGATGCGTAGGTTTTACACGTGGATTAGCCCACCGCCCAACCTTACCAAAACTAAATCAGAGATTCTTTTTATTCAGATGTTGGAAGCTATCAATCTGAAAGAAGCAGAGCTGGTCATTGCAATTAAAGATAGAAAATTGACTGACATTTACCCTGCCATGACTGAGGACTTGGTTCGAGAAACTTTCCCGGGCATTCTTCCTCCTAAAACGGAAAGTGTTGTAGCGCCACAACAGGAGGTGGTGGCACCCCCAAAAAAGCGTGGGCGCCCAAAAAAGGACGATTGACAAGTTCTGGCGCTGCTGATAAAATTATGAAATCGAGTGATGAGGGATGGCATGCTGATCTATACGAACACCCGGAGTTCAAAAAAGCCCCACAGCAAAACCAAGCGGGAGATCGAGGAGTACAATCGCTGGTTGCAAAGTGTAAATCCCTCTGGCAAAAGGCCCGAGCGAAAATCGGGTCCCTTGGTTCAAAGTAAGCCCTATCGTCGCGGGTTCGAAGAAGCTAAAGCTATTCCCAGCGTCGATACGGGTGCTCCTGCTGTGCTGGCTGTAACCAGCATCATGGATCCCTTTAATTTGCAAAAAGAGGCACCTGAGGTTCAAGAAGCAATTATTGCAAAGAGCAAGCGTGTAGCCATCGCCTACAACAAGGGTGGCTATCAATATATTAGTGATGAAACCGACCCAACCACACTCGGGTCAAGTGAACGGAGGCGTTAATGAGTAAGATTTTTACAAACCCAGCAGACAAGAAAACGATTCGAGATGCCTTGCAGGAAATCTCCAATTCGATGACTCGAATCGAGGGTGAGCGGGACTATATCAAAGAAACCATTAAGGATATCACCAGCAAGTATCCTGCGGTTAGCAAAAAGACCTTTCGAAAGATGGTTAAGGTTTACCATGCACAGACCTTCACTCAAGAGGTCGAGGAGCATGAAGAATTCGAAAACCTGTATGAAACCATCACCACTACGGCGCCCGCTAAAGATGCTTAATTCCACTCGCTATATCGTCGAAGTCAAAATCCTTGATACCATCGGTAGGCCCAAGCGGGATCGTATCTTGGGCGTATGGGGCGATCTAAGTAAGGTTCCTTATGATCTCATTCGAAAGGCGAACGGAATCAAATATCCTGGTTGTGAAATTCAAATAGATACACACGTATACGAAGGACCGTAATGAAGCTTGCCATCTGCTCCGACATTCATCTTGAGTTCGGACCTCTGTCTGTTGACAATACTGAAGGGGCAGATGTTCTGATCCTCGCGGGTGATATCGCGCAGGCAAGTACGTTTGAGGAATATCTAGAGTTCTTCAATGAGTGTACAGAGAAGTTTAAGGATATCGTCTACATCATGGGCAACCATGAGCATTACAATGGCGATATCGCCCTGAGCTACGATATCATTAAGGATGAACTAGAGCATCTACCCAACATTCACTTTCTCGAGAGAGAGTCTCTTGTTCTGAATGACCATGTCTTTATAGGACAGACACTTTGGACAGACTTCAATGGCGAAGATGAATATTGCATGGGCTATATCGAGAGGCGCTTGAACGATTACAGAGTCATTCGAAATAGCAATGAGAACAGAACGCTTATTGCAAAGGACACACTCGCCCTGCACAAGCAGTCGATTGCTACCCTTCTAGAAACCCTAGAGAAGTATACAGATAAGAAGGTGATTGTAGTCGGTCACCATGCTCCGTCACACAAGAGCGTGAAACCTCGATATGAGGCTGATAACAACCTGAATGGTGGCTATCGTACAAATCTTGAATGGATCATGGAAAAGTATAGAAACATCAAGGTTTGGGTACATGGGCACACCCACCATGAATTCGATTATATGGTAGGTGATACTCGTGT